GTTGCCTTCTTAATCAAAAACTCTTTCGGTGTAACAACATTATCAAGACCCACAAAGAACTCAGCGCCAGAAGTATAAATCTGCAACGCCGTCCCAAGAAACAACTGTTTAATTGGGTTAAGTTTTCCATCATCGATGGTAGCTTCTCCAGCCTCATCATCAAGCCCTGTTCCTTGGTCAAAATCATAAAAGCTACCAACAACCGAAAACCAAACAGTTTGCGGGCGGCTTTTAGAACCTCCAAACCATAAACGGTTTTTAGCAAACAAACAAGTTACAGGCCATCCACGCGAAGAACTCCAAACTGCTTCGTATCCGCTCTCCAATTCCCATTCGGTTGTCGGCACAGCATTAGTATCAGGCGCATCAACAAGGAAAACAGCCCAAACATTAGAAGCATCAATGTATTCAGTTATGCGTAGAACTCCCCCTTTGTTAAAGTAAATCTTTTGCCCTACATATGTAGAAGAAGCAACCCCGGCAGAGAATGTAAGTTTAACCTTTCCACTAACCCGGCTTGGAGTGACAGAGGCCGCAGGGTTAGTTACCGTTAATGAACCAAATGCGAACCAAGGGATATTGCTTAAAGTTGGTTGTGTAACTATCCAAGTGGTATCACTCGTCCGAGTTATGGTTATCGGTGCAATATCAGGATGAGTTAAAAGCAATGTATCAGCAGATTGCGTATAATCCATTGCTTTAATTTGAGCCAAAGTCAAAGTATTAATAGGAGAGGCGGTTACCGTGGCAACAACGGCATCATTTTTAATTACTCGGAATTGTCCCACCTTAAACTCAAGCAAATAATTCTGCACATTATTAAACGAAAACTCAATCAACCTTGCTTCGGCATTGCTCGGTGTAGAAAACAAAAACCTCATACCCTCACGCCGCTCAACATTGCCAAGGTTATTAACATAGCAGTTTTCAATCTCTCGTGCGGCCTTCCCCCACAAAGACAAATCAGAACGTCCTAGGGCGCTCTCTGATAGCGCCCCCGCTGCAAAGCTGTTTTTGATTACCTTAATCGCCATCAACGCACCACAGTAAGCCAGAAGGTGTTAGGAGGTAAGCTAAGATTGGTCTGGCTCTGGCTGTCAACATTCTTGGCTTTTAAAAGCTCTGTTCTCGCCTTTTCTTCCCACAATTGAAACTTAACCTTATCCTCGGTCAAAGGAATAGACAACATCGCCGCCATCTGCAACTCAAGAACCCTAGTAAAATAAGGGGGGAAAAATTGTTCTGAAACATCTTGTTGATAGGTAATCATTAAATTGTCGGCATTAGAATAAATCTTATCTCCGATAATCTGAAAATCTGCCGCACCCACAGCAGAAGATATGCGCAAAGCATCATTAGGCACTTGATAAGCAAAATCAAAATCATATAACGGCTTGGCAAGCAACTTACTTAATTGGAATTGCCTTAACGAAAAACGCCAAGCATTTTGCATCAAAAGAACACTCTTAGTGTTGTCGTAAAGTGCCGCAGATAATTTGGCTTCCCTTAAATCCTCATCAAAAGAACCGAAATCATTACCGCCGACAAGCAGGGACGCAACACTACAAATCTTAACCTTATCGGCTGCCATATCTCACCCCTGATAAAAAGAAAGGTAAAGGGAGGGATTTTATCCCCTCCCAATACTTGTTAGGAAATTGTGGAAACCTTAACGCCAGCGGTAACATCATTCACACGACGGATAATAAATCTATCCGCAGTAGCCGCGCTGTTGGCAGTTACATCAACGTAGTCGTTAAGCCGCAAAGATTGGCTTACTTTATTGAAATAACCCGCAGTAGTTACCGTTCCTTTGGCATCCTTGGTCGTGTAAATAAACTCCGACGGTTGCCCACCGAAGCATTGAACGCGAACTGCAAAATCTTCAACTTTAAAAGTCATTGTTAGTTACTCCTTAGTCAAGACTTTAACGATGCCAGTAGCATCGATTACACAGGCATTGGCCGCGAAAGAGGTGGAAATAACATCAGATTGATAATCAACCGACCAATCGCGTCGCGATTTAACTTCCATACTCTGCCCATAGCCTACAGCCTGTTTGTGATAGGCAAAATTGGTGCGGGTAGTGCTGGATTTAGGCAAACCACCTTCAACCATATCCGGCAACCAAATGAACTTAAATCCGTAGAACGTGTCAATATCGCCACGAACTAAAGCCTTAATGTTCATATAATCGCCAGAGGTAGCCTTTTCTTCGCCAAGCAAATCCTGCTTACCTCGAACGTGAGCCACAAAGTAGCGGTCTTCCATAGGAACACCATCTTTATCAAGCTCATAACCTGCCGAAGCAATCTTAGCCACGGACAATCCCGTAGTTCCAACTGCAACCTGCTTGGAAATGGTAGCCGCTCCCAAAGCGTCGATAATCAATTGGTCAGAACGACGACCACAAGCCATAGCCTGTGCCATAGCGTGTTCATTCAAATCGTCATAGTTGACTTGGGTTTGCTCGAACATATCGGTCGGAGAAACAACAGTCCAATTTTTTACAGTCAACTCAGCTTGAGTTTGGCTGGCGTTCTGGAAAACAACCTTAGAACCGATAACTCGCTCCTCAGCAGTAAGTTTTCCAAACACCGGAAATTTAAAAGTTTTGCCTTCGCCAGACTTAGTGCGAACAGAGCCAGCAAGCGCAAACCCTTTTGCCTGATAAAGCTGCTTTACAATCGGGTCGTAAAGCGTAATCAGATTGCTAGCTAATTCAGTAGCCATTTTAAACCTCATCGAAAAAAGTTAAGCCCCTCGGAAAACGTCGGGGCAGATTGCTCTACACCGAACAGTTATCCGTAGGGGCTGTTCTTCGATTAAGGAAATCGATAACCGCTAGTCAAAACTTTGGGTCGAAAACGATTGTCCACCTTTCGACTGCGGTATAATGATACCTTATGCTAAAAATTTTGTCAACTTGCTTTAGACGCTAGGTTAAGCAGGCGGAAAAATTCTTCTTGTTGTCCTTTATTTGAAGAAATGGTAGCCATGTTAGCTTTCTGATAAGCAAAAGCCTCATCCATCAATTGCTGTTTAGATTTTCCGCTAGATGAAGTATCTTTTGGCGCAGCTGGAATGTTGCCACCCTGCCTTGCCGCTGACAAAATACGGTGCAAGACTTTTGCCTGTTCCGGGGTTTGAACCATTGACTTGTAAGCCTCTTGCTCGGCTTCCGGCAACCCCTCAGCAAAACTGAACAAATCTTTGACAAGTTGCGGGTTTTCCTCCGCCAAAGCCTTAAACTCCTTGGCGCTTTTCTCATAATCCTCAATCTCGGCTTCAACCCAAGTATTGATTAAAGCATTAACCTCATTATTTTGCAAATTAAGCTCTTTGAATTTAGGCAAAAACCGCGCAAGGAGAGGGTCTGATTCATCAAGTTGCCATCTATCTTTTAAACTTTCATCGAGCGACAAATCATAACTCTCAGGAGGCTTCCTTTCGAGCTTTTTCATCTCTTGCCGAGTCTTAGTGTTTTCTTTCTCCAAACTCAAATAAGCCTCAGCCAACTTATCAGGCGCATCAAACTTCCCTAAAATCTTTCCGTTCTCATGTCGATGCTTATCTAAAACATCAGAAAACTTAACTGGAGGAGCGCCAACAACAACTGGTTCATTCTCTTGTTGGGTGGGGTTGGTTGAAGCAGTTATTTCTTCGCTCATTTTTTCTTGTCCTCTTTTGATGTTTCGATAAGGTGTTGAATAAAATCAAATTCCCCAGATACAGCCGATTGATACAAGGCAATAGCTATGCCATCGGCAGGAGAATTAGGGGAAAGCTTAACCCTAAATAGATATTCCTTTAGGTATTCAAGACAAACCTTTCCCTGCTCTGTTTTAAACAAAGCATTCCAAGCATCGCGTTGCTCTTTATTAAACCGTAGCATTTTGTTGTGCCGCCATCATTTGTGTTAATGCTTCAATAACCTGTTTTATCTCCTCGCTAGACTTAATCAGCGATAAAGGTAAGCCAAGTTTTTGCGCGATATATTCTGCCATTTCAGGCTTCATAATCGCTAATGCAGCTTGAGGGCCAAGCATACCCGCAGTAAGCTCAAAGAAGCGGGTAACATTCATAATATCCTCATTGTTGCTCGAGTTGCTCAATGGTGAAGAATACTCAACATTAACAAAACGACCATCAACAATTACTAAATCAGATCCATCACCAAGCAACCCAAGCTCTTGCAGAATATCAGCACCACGGTTCATAATAGGGATAATCAATTCGTTCTGCAACCTCCCATAAGATGAACCAATACGGCGCAAAAAATTCTGTTGCCGCATGGAAATCTCAGTAGCCGACTTCACAGGCAAATCAATATCACCTAATGGGTCAGCGAACATCATATCGTTAATAGACTTGCGCAAATCCTCAAGCACAAATTGTCCAACATTAAAATCACCAGAAGGCTTTAACGGAGCAATCGACGCTCCCTGCATAGAGCCTTCATTGTGTGCAACAGGGATTATCGAACCGGGGCGAAACTTAATGTTCTCAACATTCATTACCCCGTCATCTACTGCCGTCCAAACCCCCGCCACCGCAAGAGCCGCATTTTTCAATATTAACTCTTTAACCCGGTTAAGCGATTTAATGTCAGGCAATGCTTGAGTTAAAACCCCTCGCCCGTAAAC